GCTTCAGCGCCTTATAGAACGCAGGCAAAGTCCCGGCATAATCGGTATCGACAAGAAGGCCTCCGTCATTGCCTTCAATAAAAAATGTATTAGTGTTTCCGTACTTCAATATAGTCATTATTCCGTTACTTAGCCTCTCTTTGCTTCAGCGAAGCGTTCGTGCCCCCACCAATTAGGGATCAGTTCCTTTAGAGTAACTGTTTCTCTTTTCTCATAGTCCAACATGATTTCCATATCTTCATTTGTCTTTCAAAAAGTATAGCACAAAGAAAGACCCGCTGGAATTCCAACGGGTCTGAATAGTATGGTGGACTTCACGAGCCTCTATCCGAACTTTGCCACAGATTGTGGTACGTTCTTCATTTTGGACAAAGGCTTCGTTATCATCGCCGTTGTAGATGTTTAGGAGACCATTCTACTGATTCTCTATCCTCAAAAAAGCAAAAGTGCCGAAGCGCAAAGCTCCGGCTTTCTTTTGCTGTTGAATATAGATTAGGAGGTATATCCTGTCGCCCTTCTGGACGACCTAATTCTTATCATCCTTGAACCACTCAGGCTTTGAGTGCCCTTCGGTCTCTAGCCATTTGTTGAAAATGTCTGTCATATACCAGTTCGCACCGAGACCCTTCGGGGGTTCTGAAAAGTATCTTTCTCCAAGCGTCAGTATCTCTTTCTTCTCTTTCAGTCTCAGGAATATCATGACAAGCATCTGTGTTCTGAGTCCATCCTTCTCCAGCTTAAGAAGTGTGTTCTTGATATTCTTCTTTGTATCATGTCTTCCTATGAGGAACTGTATAAAAGCGAATAGCCCATTTGATACAAGCACTGATGTGATTATCGTGATAGTTATATCTGACATGATGCCACCTACTTTCCCTTATATCGGAATGCCAGTTTGATCTGCCAATTAGTATAGCTCGGCACTCCGTACTTGATACCAACACTCCTCGATGATGTGCAGTCTGCTATCATGCCGTTGCCGACATATACCGCAGTATGGACATATGTACCGCCACTGAAGTAGGCGATGATGTCTCCTGGCTGAAGGCTCGACAGAGGAATGTTGCTTCTGTTACGGACAATGCTGACATCCTTGATACCTATCCTCGCTGTTGCATATGCATAAGCGTCTTCATATTTGTCGAAGGCAAGCACCTTCTCATACATCATATCGTTCAGGACTTCGCAGTTGCATCTACATGGGATTCCTGCGTGATGCCATGTTGCCCAGGCATAGCCTATGCAGTTCCATCCCTTGTTTGCACCGCCATGTGGATAGCAGATAGGGCAGTCTCTGCCATAAGCCTCGGTATAGAACTTGTATCTGTACTTTCCACTATCAGCTATCTCTTTCGCCTTTGCACAGATCTTCTCCTGCATGGTAGGAGACTTGTACTTCTTGACAAGTTTCTTCGCTGCAGCTATCGATCCTGCACCGAATACTCCATCGACAGAAAGGCCATAAGTCTTTTTCCATGTCTTCTGGAATATGCGGATCGCTCTATCGGTCTGCTCACCAGCTACGCCATCTACATCGAGCTTGGCGTTAATGCACCAATTGAGGAACCTCTGTACTCGCTTGACCCTTGTTGAATTCTTGCATCCCTTCTTGACCGCCTTGACAGGCAGTGCTGCCGTGTATGTGGTAGAAGGTCTATACTTTGTTGTAGGCGTAAATATCTTTTTCACGATCCACATCTGAGGCAGTGCGCCCTTAAGCGAAGTTTCATAGGCGTACCATCCGGTATGGTTCCTACCGCCCGAATCCTTGATGTAGAACCAGTGCTTTCCTTTTTCGACCTTGTACTTAAGGAAGGCTACATAATGACCGGAAGCAGTCCAGTAAGTTCCGTCCGGAGTTTTACCGTCACTGACAAGCAGCACTCCTATCCTGTTGCCCTTGTTCAGTTCTTTCCACGCTTTTGACATTGGGTCTTCTTTATGTATCCATACTACATCGCTATGCCCAAGATACTTAAGCGTGTCACGGATGCCACTCCATAATGTACCTTTATTAACTACTGCGAATCCTTTTTTAACCATCCAAGGACGCAGAGTATTCGGAGTGTAGTCAGCCTTCCACGGCTGTTCTATTGCGATGTGGGTGCATGCACAGCATCCACATCCATTTCCTCCGAAAGTTGAATTCTTTGTAGGATATGGAAGATCGGACCATTTGCTGTCGAGCTGATGATATACTGTCTTATTCATCTTCGGTCTCCTCTCCTTCACCCTCTTCCAAATCAACATCCGTAAAGAAATAGTCTCCGATGTAGTCCTCGCTCTGCTCTGCCTTCAGCTGCCTTGTGATGGCAGTTCCTATGCGAGCTTCTTCTGTGTAATCCTGGTTGTACCAAGTGTTTACGAACAGCATTACGGCAGTAGCGCAGAACGAAAGAATCTTATAGATCAGATTGACTGTAGGGTTTTCAAATTCTGCTATGCCAGCGGCTATTGCTCCCGAATTGATAACTGTCGCAACAGCCAAAATTGTTCTAATGATTGTTCCTTTGTTCATGTGCTTTCTCCTTCAATAAAAAATGCCCCGAAGGGCTATGCTGTATTATGCTGTTCTGTGCCATCTATTGACCGCAATATATGGCGGCCTGTTTTCGTGTACGCCATTGTTACCGAAAGACAAATTGACTTGCGTATTACCGGTATTCGTAGCACTCGATACTCTCATCGCAGCAGCAGTTGCCGAGCCATCTTCTGAGCTAAATACTCCGGATACGTTCGTTGCAACAGCACCAGGATTAGACGCACTCGTTTCGTATCTCCTGATACGGAAACTGCCTGTCACCTTCGGCAGTTCGCTTTCTATAAGCTGATGCTTATCCTCACCGCCTGTAGCACCTATCAGATAATCTGCAGATGATCCAGCTGATACATGAAATATTCCTTCTGCTTCAAGTGACCATGTACCGCCCCAAGCATAGCTTGGGTGAAACCATGTCACTCCCAGCAATGCTAAGTCTTCAGTAGTAGGCGATGAGCTCCCACTAGGAATAGCGTATGGCAATGAGGTTTCATAATAGCTTCCAACAGGGTAGAAGAAATCAACTATCCCTCTCATCACCCCACTTACTAATCTGATATTGACGTCATCATAGAAATTAACGTCGTCATCAAATGTTGCTTCGAATCCAACCTTTAAACCGGAATCCGAGTCTTCCACAGCCCTTCCAAGGCCAATAGCTGTGCCGTCGGAATTAATATCCATAATAAAATAAGCTTCTGAAATATAGTCAACAGCCGTTACATCCGGATATGATTGACTTCCGATATCCGGTATGTGAAGTATAACTTCTACTGTAAATCTTTTTTCAGCAGCTATATGGTCGTTGTCAGTATATACAGACTCCGTAGAAGGAGCTGCACTTAAACTTTGATTTAGTAGCTCTATGGTATCTGTCGGATCATCCTGGTTTGTGAGGATTACATCATAGGTTGTTGGGGTAACAGTAGTCATACCGCCATCATCGCCATTAGTCCACGTAAATGATATATAAGCTATAGTCCCAGAATCATCGTCAACATGACTTTGATTAACTCTTTTAGACACATCTATCCTAAGACTAGGGGGATTATATGCCCTTTCCCATATAGCAGTATACGATCTATTACCTGTAGAACCGTTTGCCACCGTTACGCTCAGGGCAGAACCACTGATACCGGTTCCGATCCACCCTATAAAATTATAGTACTGCTTAGTCGGGTTAGTGAGAGTAAAGGCCGCTGTATCTGGAGTATAACTGCTAGGGTTTTCCGATGATACAGATCCACCATCATAATTATACGTGATACTATATGTGATCGGTGTCCAGTGAGCATATATTGTGCGGTTGCCAGTGGTACTTACAGATGTGCTTGCTGATACAGCAGAACCTCCAGAAGCAGCTGTATACCATCCTCCGAATGTATAACCAGTTCTTGTTGGGGTCGGCAATGTCCCATATGTACTACCAAACGTTATTGTTTTACTCGCAGGACTTACAGTACCGCCATTAGCATTATAGGTAAGAGTATAAGTATTAGCTGTCCACTTTGCATATAATGTGACAGCAGCATTTGCAGTGTACGAACCACCAGCCGAATAATTAGTGCCGGACCCATCACTTTTTGTATTCCATTTACTGAATGTATAGCCTGTTCGCGTTGGTTTAGAAGACGTTAATGTTAACGTCTTTCCATATGTTTTGGTTTGCGATGATGGTGCACCACTTCCTCCATTAGCGTTATACTTCACAGTATAAGTCGGGAGCGCCGGAATTGTAACGGTAAGACTGCCCGATGATGTTCCGCTGATCGTGGAACCCGTACTGGTCAAAGAAAAATAAATAGTTTTCGTCTGCTTACTTGTTGTTCTGGCAAACGTATATGTTCTGTAACCGCTTGTTGGGTTCAACCAGACGTTAGTGCCACTGGAGAAGTCACCCCCTTGTCCGGATGTAGTATATGTGGTCTGTCCGGAGCAAGAAAGAGATGTGTTAAGCGCTGCCGATGTTGAATATGCACCATAGCCGTGTCCGCCTACTGCCAGATGATACGTAACAGTAGTATTTGTGGTTATACACTCATACCAAAGAATAGCTCGGACTCTATCATAAGTTAAGCCGCTACTACCAATTAATGTACTAGCCATGATATCCTCCCTATACTATTCTCTTAAGTGATAAGTGACCGTTACTTCTCATGACCCAACCAATTGCTCCGATTGGACTATCGTTTGCCAAGTCGGTCTTCATGTATAGATTAGTAACTACTGCTGATGGTGCGAAGAATCTATCACCAGACATATATGCAACATCTTTCCCCGCAATATTAATAGCAACTCTAGTATCTGCGCCGTCTATTTGTACGTATGACTCTGCACCCTTCTTTCCAACACGGATATATGCTTCTGTAGGATTTATATCGACATAACCTGTAAGATTATCTAGAGTTTGCCGTTGGGAATCGATTTGTTGAGATTGGTTTTCTAACACCGTCTCAGCATTATCAAGCCTGGATTCAGTGTTATCAAAAGCTGTCGTTATGTCTCTCGCTCCAATTTGCACACTATCGGCAACTATATTAATATGCTCCGGAACATTACCTATCGCGGGAACAAACTGAATATAGGAATTCTCTCCTCCTATTTTCTGAGCGAGTTCTGAGGAGAATTCAATGTCAGTTCCATACCTTGAAATAACACCACCGGGTCCATAAATGTAAACTCCGGGATTATTCCCGGAAGCTATTAATATTTTATAGTCAGCATTATCCTCATCCTCCGTACTACCGGAAATCCATAATCCTTGCTTCATAAGAGCCAGATGCGTATCTATATAATTTGTTACAGCATCCGAAATATCAGTTAGTTCATACAGTCCCAATGAAACGGGACTGCCGTTATACTCATAGTATTTATCAAGGTCCTCATTTACAGGATTCGCAACCGAAGTATATACGTATGGGTCATCACCGGTTCCTTCTCCGGATCGGGTATAATATGTTTTTCCAGCTTCTACCGATCGATCCGATGTTTTCGAATAATCAGTAGTTATTGGAAAATATGAATAGCCAGTTATTCCGTATTCATAGTAATTGTCTATGTCATCTATATCTGGGCTTTGAACCTGCACATAAACATACGGGCTTTCCTCAGTTCCTTCTCCGGTTCGTTCGTAATAGGTTTTGGTTAGATCTATCTGAGTGTCTCCAGTCTTAAAATAGTCCTCATCTGCCATATAATATTGTTTGTTTACAATAAAATATGTGTCTGAACTAAGATCGAAGCTTGCATGTTCTGAAAGCCATGTTAACGTATCTACAACATCTTCTACGATACTAAGCCCGTTGAGTGCCTGATTTGCACTTTTAGATGCAACACCAGCATCTTCCTGTGCTTGTACGGCGATTCCATGAACGCTATCGGCTGTTGCCTGTGCATCTTCAGCCGCTTGTCTTGCTATACCAGCATCGGTAACCGCATTCTGTGCGGCCTGGTTTGCTATCTGCGCGGCCTGTTCCGCAGCTGCGACACGGATAGAGCCGGCAGATGGATCAGACACGTTCCCGGCTATGTATAGTTTATTGTTCCGCCACTCGACATTGACCTTATCATTCGCCTTGACCTCTGCCGATGTCGATGCGGTCGGGGTTTCTTTCTCGCTCCCTGCGACACGAACCCATATCACGCCTTCGCTGTCCACTCGTGATATTATCGCACTATATGTATTGCTTTTCTTGCCCTCGTTGTCGGATGTGATCGCACTGACAAGTTCAGATATTGCCTTACTCTCTATTGCCATAGATCCACCTCCTCAATAGCCTTTTCGCTGACGGTGATGCCGTGCCCACACCTTATCGATTGTGACTTGACACGGAGATCTCCGCTCAGCTCTGTGATGGATGCTTTGACGATGGAATACACGAACACGTCCGGAGCGAACTCCCGGGTGTAGCTGTGCTCCGTCTTGAGTATGCTCAGCTCGTGGAGCCTCCTGTTCGCGTACTCGCCATATGTCTCGCCGTTGATCGGAGTCGGTGATGTATCGACCTGATCCACCAGGAAACCTCTTGACACAGTGGATACATCGCTTGTGACATCGTCGTTCGTGGCTATCGTCACATTCTCACCGTCTATAACCACGTATCTGTTCGGGATCTCGCTGATGTCACTTGTGTAATCCACTCCGTTGAGCATGATGCCCTTTCCCGCGTTGTCGATGATTAGATCCGGTTCATCAGGCCTCGGTCTGATGTGGACAGTTCCACGTCCATCTACCTGGATCACGAAGCTGCCTGCGTTCAATACAGCCCATGCCGCATCGAGTACAGATGAGCCTATCTCGAAGACTAGGTTCTCGTTCAGTTCAAAACTGCCCTCGACCACGACAGGAGCGTTGATGGCGCTTCCCAGTAATCCCGCAGCATATTCAGCTCCATCCACCTTGCGTGGCACGAACTCGCCTGCAACTATTGTCGACGCCGATGCCGGATACAGTACAGAGCGTCCTTCTGCCGAGCCTTCCGTTCTGCCGTAGTCTATCGAGCCTCCTGTCATGCCAAAGAACAAGGTGGCAACATCTACCCTTTCGATACTGCCCCCCTGTTCCGCTGTCATTACTATTCTGTAATAGTCAGGCGCAAGGTCTCCTGTGATGGTCATGCTTCCGCTCTCGAGCATGGCGCCGTCAGCAGTCCGTGTAATACTTACACTGTCGACGCCTGTTACCCGCTCAGCATCTGCCCATGTATCTCGATTGACTCTGTATACATGCCAATCTGATGAGTATGACCTACTCCAGTCCATTAGCCTTGCTCCTCTTCATCTTCTTTTTCGTTAGGTATCGGAAGCATGAACTCCTGTGTGAGTCCGATCTCCGTTGCGTCGATAGCGATAGCCATGATCTTGCTGTGCTCCTGAGACATATCGGATATCTGTACGTCAGCCTCGTATGCGCTTCCGTTTGGCGTCCTTACGAATACCGCTCCCGGATGCCGTGCCAATGCCCTTGCCCGCTCGATGTCATCCTGAGACTCGAGCGCAATGACATTAGTAGACAGTTTGCCCGTCCGAGACACGTTCCTTTTCCAATATCCGTCGATGCTGCCATCCATATGCTCACGGTACTCGACGCTCTTCTTGTAAGAGTCCTGTATCGTGATATCATATGGGAACTCGATGTATCCACCCGCCCAGTCAAAACGCAGATAATTGCCATCTGCTGCATAGTCTATGTCGGCGAATTCCTCATCACCGTCCACCGTCCTGAGCGCCACGCGATACGACAGATCCATTCCGTCTCCGTATGGTGCGTATGAGTCGATCACAGTTTTTGTCAGTGGGAACGATTCGCCTATCAGACGCACCGTGCCACCATCCATTCTGTATATGTCAAACAAATCGTCCTCGTTGCACTCGCTCGGTGGAGTGAGCGCGATCTGGACGCCCTTTGTGTGTACTCCGCCTACTGTCGTATCCACAGGAGTGATGGTCACCGCATCGGACGGGTCTACAGCAGGGTTATCCCACTCGACTGCGAATTCTGTTGACTCGAGTACTGTCTGAAGTTCCGTGCTTCTGTCGATCGCTGTGACATCAAGCTGATACAGACCTGTGTTCCAGAAATCGAGCCCTGTCGGGAGCTCTACAGTTGTCGTGAAGCTGTTTCCGTTTTCTGTCCACTGAGGCGATACCACCGCGCTATATATCGTGTCGCCGTCTATCTGTGTCTCCGTGCCTCTCGGCGTCTGCCCCGTGATGCCTCTACTCGTTACAATGACCATAAGGTCGCAGAGTTTATCGACCGTTGCGTCAAATGTGAATGGCTGGGCTGTCAGCGGACTTGTGACCGAAACACTGGCAACTGGCGCGTTTTGTATCGCTACCGTTAGAAGATTCGACTGCACGAATTCACTCTGGGCCTTTGCATACACTCTGAATGTAACAACGCCATTCACAGCGCCTTCTGCAAGTTTGTCTGCGGGTATCTGCGTACTACCGAAACTATCCTGCCCGCTTGCAAGCCCATAGCCCGCCTCGGTCTGTATGTACCATTCTGTCTGGAGACCGTTGCCCGAGAAAGTCCACTGTACAGGCAGGGATGTTCCTGTCGGCACTACTCCACTTGCAATGGCAACAAGTGACTCCGGCACTGCATTTGTAAAGCACTCACCTGTGTTCGAATAGCCCGAATAGATGGTCGTGTCGCTGTCTGCGTATCGTCTCGCCTTGAACCAGTACTTTTTGCCCTCGTCAAGACCTTTGACTACGATCTCGGCACTGTCATGATATGTGACGTCCCCGTCTACAAGCTGTCCGTCCGACCATGTGAACTCGTAACTCTTTGGATTCTCGGTGGATTTCCATGTGTCCTCTTCATCGCTCCACGTCAGCTCTGTGCCTGTGAAGTCATCGTGTCCGTCTGCGTTCCACCCAAGTGTGACAAGAGCGGATTCACCACCCTCAAGCGCCTCGACGGATATTATTTTAATTTGAATGTCTGCCGCCGCAGTCGCCGGTGGCTCCACTGCTGTTATCTTCATCGGAGGCGAATACGACACGAGAGTGTTTTCAATGAGCCCTGTTGTCTTGAGCCGTATGTATGAGTGGTTGCCCCTCTGCGGGATCAGATCCGAAACTGGCATCGTCAGCATCGAGCACGTAGCGTTGTCGCTTCCCGGAGCAGTGTCCCATGATTCTGTGCCCGGAATATCCGATGCTGATTCATAGCTCACATCAGCCAGATACTGGAGCTCGATCTTGTCCACCTTATGCTCTTTGCTGCTGTTTGTAGTGACCGGTACATTCAGCCGTCCGCTCGAATCGAGGCTGCCTGCAACACTCACATCGCCTATGGACGCGACAGCCGGATAGCTCACATATATCTGCTTCGGTTTTGCATCGGTATTCCCGGCAAAGCCTCTGGCCGTTGCTGTAGCCCTGAAGATGTAGTAGTCGTCCCCAAGAGCTCTGTAGTCATCCGCATCGTAACTGAGCGGGATGATCGTCCTCGTATCACTCGCTGATGAGCTGATCAGCGTCCACTGCTTCGTCCGTGAGTCATACTTCTCGAATTTCCACACTGTGTCGTATCGTTCCGCTTTGCCCGTACCTGCGTCGGTCGTTATGGTTGTTGAGACCACGCCCTGCTCCGTGAACGAGAGCGCAGCGATGGATGGTGCTTTCGGTTTGCTGAACTTGTAGCTTATATTCGCGTATTCGCCATTGCCCTTCGAGTTAACGCCACGCACCTTGGCCGTAAGGCTGAAAAGATAATTCTTCTTTTTGAGCGGATGGAAATTGCTTCGCGTATATGTGGCCCTCCCTATCTTCTCGCCACTGTTAAGGTTGAATGTGTTTGCCTTGACTCCTACGCTGAGGTTCTTTGTTACCTGCTTCGGGTTCTTCCCAGGATCATCCACTATCCAGTCGACCTCAAGGCTCTGCGCTCTGTCTTCCCTGTTCTCGTTCGTCATGTTGGACGGTACAGTCCAAGTCGCCCTGAACGAGCGGCCTGACAGCCTCTGGATCTTCAGGCCTTTGACCTTCATTGATGGTTTTTTATTGATCTCCGCCATACTATATCGCTCCTGTCAGTTTAAGCTGCCTCACTCCGCGTGCGATCTCTGTCACCATGTCGGTGGCGTCGTTCGTTGCATTGTAATCCAGATAGAAATTGAACGTGGATCCCGCGTTTTTATCATTACCTACGGAGGCTCTTGTGCCTAGGGTGGTCATGCCTGCATTGCTGATGCTCGGTACAGCGATGTCCGAAGCGTCATTTGCTGAATTGATCATATCTGCAACTGCATCGCCAACCATCGGTGTAGATCTCCTGACGCCGAGTGCCACGCCCTGTCCAATAGGAACACCGAGTCCACGCATGAACAGCTTTGACGGCGAATGTGATTCAGCCGCATTTTTACCTCGTCTGAAAGCGCTCTTTACAAGGTCAGCCACGGCGCTGCCAAGTGCTCCCACCATGTTCATGACACCGTTGATGATGCCTTGGACGAGATTTGTACCAAGCTCCTTCCAGTTGATACTTTTGAAAGAATCAAAGGCCTGAGTACCGAGAGTTTTAAGTGAGTTCCACAAGGTGCTGCCAATACCCTTTATACCGTTCACGACGCCCTGTACAACGCGCCTTCCAACGTCTCCCCAGTTGATATTCTTCAGCGCATTAACGGCTTTGCTGCCAAGTTCTTTCAGTTTCCTTGGCACAGCATCCTTGAGTGCTGTTATGCCGTTTTTGATTCCAGTGATTATCGTCTTGCCGAGATTCAGCCAGTTGATAGCTGTGAACACATCCCATATCGCTTTTATGATCTTCGGAATGTTTGCTATAAGTGTCGGTATCGCCTGTATGAGACCCTTGGCCAATGTGACGATGATCTTTACGCCGGTAGCCAGAATCTTAGGCGCATTATCATTTATGACACCGGCTATATTCGAAATGATCGTCGGCACTGTCTCGATTATGTGCGGTATGGACTGCGCTATGCCCTTAGCAAGATTGAGAAGCAGCTCCATGCCGGAGCTCACGATCTTCCCAGCGCCTTCTCTTATCTTCTGAGACAGAACAAGTGCTATATCCAGGCTTTTGTTCAGCTTTGTTGAAAAACCATTTTTTATCGAATCTGCAAGTGTCCCAAGGAGTCCCGTTACTACTTCGACGAGCTGTGGAAGCGCTGTCATCAGCCCTTGCGCAAGACTGGCGACCAGCTGCCCACCTGACTGTATAAGCGGGAGCCCTATGTTCTGGATCAGCGCCGGGATCTGGCTCATCATCTGAGGCAGAATCGTGTTCATGGCAGTGCCCAGCCCGCTGAAAGCCTGCATGATAGCAGGAACGATGTTGTCCACAAGACCTTTGACATGATTGCCGGCCTCATCGGTCGAGCCCATGATAGACTCCATCAACTGCTGTACAAGAGCCCCGACATCGGCATCCGGATTTGCAAAACCGGCGACCAGATTCTCCCATGCCGATTTGGTCATGGCTAATGAGCCCGATATTGTTTCTGTCGACTCCTTAGCCGTATTCCCATACAGGCCCATGTCCGTAACGCCCTTTTCGAGCATTTTAGTCACAGCTTCCTGATACTCTGCAATCGGCACATCTGTCAGGCTGCTATAACTGTCTGACAATATCCCCGCCGCCTTTGCTTGTTCCAAAAAGTCTTTTGATGTTGCCGGCAGGATGCCGGAGAACTGATCTGCGATTGATTGATATGAGCTTGTCGATCGCGTAATGAGTGCATACTTCTCATTGAGTTCATCCAAGTTACGGCCGGTACCGCTAGAATAATCTGCTATAGCCTTCATTCCGGTGCGTGCAATGTCATAGCCCTTTTGGTCGCCCATTGTCTGCGCAAACGCTGCACCCGTCTGATTGATCGATGTCAGATATTGATTTGCTGACATATTCAAATCTTTATAGGCGCTATCGGCATCCGCCATGATCTTCGAGATGTTAGCCTGATCAAAGATCTTTTCCACTCCTCCTGCCAGTTGCTCATACTCGGCGAAGGACTCGACAGACTTCTTGACAAGCGCGCCTGTCGCATCAGTAGCTGCGCCTACCGCTGCAACTCCTGCTGCCATTGTCTTCTTGAGCGCCCCGGATATCTTGCTGCCGGCACTTTCCCCGGCCGCTGCCGCTTCAGGGTCAAGTATTTTTTTGATGGAGCCGGATATGCCATCCGCTGACGGCACTATCTGGACCCACGCTTTTCCTAATTCAGTTCCCGCCATAACTCACTTCCTCTTCTGTATTGCTGCCCTCAAGTATTTCTGCCTTGGCGTGTTCAAATTCTTCTATGCTGTCAAAAGCACGGAATTCGGATCTGTTCTTTTCTTTGACGATAAATATCGGCGCGATAGCGTTCTTCGGATCATCGGCCAGAAGGTCTACGATCTTTGCCAGCAGCACTATGTCCCACGGTGCCTTGAGCCCGAATTCCCGCTTAAGTCTTACTCTTGAGTTCATTCCCAGCCCGGACGCATAAATGGAGAGCATGCTAAGCGGAATGCTTTTGATATCATAGATGCGGTATGTTTCCGCCATATCGCAAAGGAAAGCATCCCTGTCAAGTGCCAGCATCCGTGCCAGGTCTATCAGTTTTTTGTTTCTTTATCTTCACCGGAGATGAACAGAGCATTGAAGTCCTGCCACATGTAGTCGCTGACGACTTCGCCGTTCTCATCTCTGTTTGTATTCTTCCATGCTGTTATCTGTTTGCGTGTAAAGATGAAACGTATCACCGCATACATGTCTCTGACGAGTGTGATAGTGTCATCTTCCGACCTTTCATCGTCCGGGATGTCACTGATCTCCATTATCTCAGTGAGCCAGTCCATGACCTCCCAGTTGGCCAGCTTCTCGTTATCATATTCATATTTGAAGCCGTTTGGCGTAGTGCCCTTTACGATCATGATTACCTCCTTCGCAAAAGTGCCCGGGCACTTACCCGGGCACATGCTGTTCCGCCTTATTAGCTAGGCTTTACGATATACACCTTGTGGTTGAAGTTTGCTGTCGGATCAAGCAGAGCTGTGATCGTCAACTCATATCCAACCGCCTCATTGCGGCGATATCCAACTTCTCCCATCTCGGACACCTTGCCGTCAGGGATAACGATCCTCTGAAGAGCACCGTCTCTCATGATGGTCTCAAGGACCCATACAGCCTCCTCAGACTCGCTTCCGTCGACAGTGACCGCGATTCCGTTCGCGCCTTCAAGCGTGCCTGTTACCTTGCTGTCGCCATAGGCAGCCTTGAGTGCTTCAGGATCGAGCGCGTCGATAAGAGTGAAGTTGAACGTGTCTGTCACCTCTGTCTGAACAGTCAGGACCACAGAACCGCCCATTTCCCTGACATCTTCAGACGAACGCTCATAATTGTTTGTGAACCCATCTTCACTGAGATGTCCGAGCGACTTGAATGCTGCGCCGAGCGCAGTCGTTGCGTCTGTAGGCAGTTCTGTTCCGATTGGAGCCCTATAGATGACGCCGCTTGTTCTCGGCTTTGCAGCCGTTACAGTTTTTGCCATTAGTCTTCCTCCTGGTAATGTGTGATCTCGAACACCGCCTGATAGCGGTGCTGCTTCTTTGCGATATTTGAAAAGTTGTAGTCAGTGACAAGCCGGCAATCGCTGATCCCGTCTGAGAAAAAGATCAGATCCTTCATAGCGGTCTTGACGCTCTCATTGAGTTCGATCGCCCTGAGCTTGGATGATCCATATGACTGCACCGCAATGGTCGCCGTATTGATATAGTCAGTGCTGCCGCCCCCCGTCTTGTCTATGACAATAAAATTCCCCGAGGCATCCTCGGGGACTTCCGCATAGACGCGGTCAGTATCCAGTGCGGTCTGCAGGTATCGGATTATTTCTGTTTCGATTATCATCATTTCACCGCCTTAAGTAGTGTGTTGTTATCAAGATTGTCCTGAGCGGCACTGTCCGAATCGGTCTCAACAAACGCCACCGCCCTGCTTTTCCCGTAGCGCACCGTGTAGCCGTCTCCGACGCGGTTCTGCATGGCTTTGGCATGTGATTCGATGATGTCCACCATTTCAGGGCATCTCAGAAGATATCGCACTCCTCGTCTGTTCAGTTCGAATCTCATCTTACTGGCCATAGCGTTCCACCTGGACTTTCTTGTTCCACAGAAGAGGGATCATGTCTTCGATGCCCTCCGTCACAAATCCGACTACCAGCCAATCCTCACCGAAGAATGATACGCGCTGGTTTTCCCAGACATGCCCGTCACCTTTCGGGATAGCCAGCTGATATACGACCTTCTTGCCGGTCAGATCCAGCATTTCCTGAGCCTCAGTGCTCGATACAGGAGCGATAAGGACGTTCTCCACATCAACATCGACCTCTTCATAGACCGGCGCATTGAGCGCATCCCTTCCGGTCAGAACCTTGTTGTGCAGAGTGACTGTGATACCTTTAAGCATCTGCGGCCTCCGTTTCCGGAACCAGTTCCTCTACCGGGCTGTAGGATCCTATCCTGCTTCCGCCACCGAGCAGCTGTTTTTCTGTCTTTGACAGATACAGCTCTCCGGTAGCACCGCTTCCCATAGTCCATGACTGGGAATAGCCAAGAGCTGCGACGCTTCCCTGCGACGCTCCGACAGGAACGCCGGTATATGAGCCATCGCCAAGAGCCCTTATGACCATCCTGCAGGATACGACCTTCTTCGCGTCCGAGCTTGCCCTGCTGTTGAATTCATCGATCAGTATCGCTGCATCGTCAAGCAGATATTCTGAGACCGATTCCTCCGACTCGCTCATGATCCTCGTCATCCTTGCCTGAACATCTGATACCTGTGCATATGCCATACTGATCACCTCTACTTCTTTGCTGTTTTCTTTGCTGCCTTCTTCGGCTTTTCTGCGGGTTCGGTATCGGAAGCGGCGAGCTTGTGACCCGCCGCCTTATATTCCTCTACACGATCTTCCGCGACCCACATTTCAGTGCCGAGCCGAGCATTGATCATTTTGACCACTATGCTATGGTCAGCTTGTTGAAGCAGGATGTATCGGCGCGGAATCCGACTTCGATCTCTGCTCTTACAGCAAACATGTTCTGCTGCCACAGATTGATAGTGGAGACATCATTGCCGGATCCAACTGTAAGAGTTGCCTGATCGCTGATGTCTACGGTGATGCCCTGTACGATTCCGTACATTGCCTGTGTCCAGTCGCCGGCAAAACCTGCAACGTTCGGAGTTCCTGCTTTGTAAGCAGCCTTGCTCTGCTTTGTAGGCGCACCGAGGATCATCGGTACAGCGCCCTCAGCAACAGAGTTGATGAAGAGCGGCCTCTTTGTCGTGTCTTTCTCGGACAGCAGGATGCTCTTGCCCTGTGGCGAAAGGACAAAGCCGTTAGTGATGCCGCCATGTGCAGCGATGTCCGCATCGGCTGCTACGAGGCCATCATATGCATTCACGTTGTTACCGCTGATAGCCTGAGCTGTGACTGCTGCAAATGTGTCGAAGTTGCTTCCCGGAGCTGCTCCGTGGAATACTGTCTCGTCGAACTTCTTTCCGAGAGCGAGCGGCAGTCTTGCTATGAGCTGATCATAGAGAGCAGCTGCGTCTCTTCTGAACTCGTTCGAGAACGGAACGATGACTGCGAGCTTGTACGCCTGCATTACCTTCTTCTCGAGTGATGGATTCTTCACCGGCTTCACGCCTGTCTCTGTTACCCATTCAGCTTCAGGATCGCCTGTTATGACCGGAATGGTCAGGCCGAGTCCTGGAAGTGTGATCTGTCTTGCCAGCTGCATTACAGCCGACTCCTCCTGCGCTTTCTGAAGGATCTCGCTGGATACCTCAGTTGGCAGATCGATATGTGTTCTGTTTGTTGCTGTTCCTGTTGCCATGATCTTTTTCCTTTCTCTTATTCATTCTGATTGAACCAGTTGGCAAACTGTTCTCTTGTTGACATGCCGCCTGTGTGGCCTGGCTCGCCTTTGTCCTCGACTTCCGGATATGTGCTGCCGGGCTTGAACAAGAATGGTTTCGCTTCTATGAGCTCCTTGATCTGTTCATCCAGTCCGGTAAGCTTTCCGTCCTCAGAGAGCACAAGCTTGTTCCTGTCGAGCAACCCTGCAACGATATCCGCGTCCTGAGCCTGCCCGCTGATGGCCGCTATGATCGCGTTCGACATCTTCATGTCCGATATCTGCGCGGCATATTCAGTTTCCTTACTCTTCAGCTCATCCTGCAGGGTCTTGATCTGAGACTTCAGGGTTTCATTATCGCCCGCTGACGTCTTCAGATTGTCCAGCTCAGCCTTGATGTCGTTGTAGGATTTCTCGGCATTCTTCTTAGCCTGTACTTCCTCGTTCAGCCTGCTTCTTGGGACAAGCCCTTTGATCTCTTCTTCTGAAGCCGCGGCTGCCTTTTCAGCCAGTTCTTCAGAAATACCCAGTGCGACAAAATCTTCTTTTTTCATGATAATTTCCTCCTCGAAACATTTGGTATCGCGGTTCAGTCCGCGTATATCGTCTCTCCCGTTTTACGTCCGGAGATGCCAAAGGGACGAGTGTAATGATGCCGCCGGCGGGATTTGCACCCGCAGCCGATACTCTCAGCCGTTTGATGTTTTGATGTACATGCCCGTCTACAGGCACAGCGGCATAATAAAAGCACCTCCGGAGAGATGCTTTACAATCGTTATTTGATTAATGCAGCTGGGTTACTCGCTTATCATGGACATATCCGGCAATGTAATTGGCGGCAGGCCTGCTAACGAGGTTATCGTAGTTATATATGTTCTTACATACGGAAACATAGCTGCGTGAACGTCCTTTTTAAGCGCATCTGCACTTTCCAGTTCTTCATCAAATTCAAACACACCTTCAACATTCAATTCTATCTTCAGATAGCTCGTCGTCTCGGACTGTTGTCCTCCGCTCATGTCAAACCGCGCCTTTGCAACAGCGATCCTTTTATTTTCTTCTGCAAGTGAGATCTCTGTATTGTAGTTAGCAGAAAGATCTATCTGCCCTTCGACCTTCAGCTCGTTTATTAATTCTATCCTCTGGATCGAAGTATTTAATAACTTATACTGCATAATTGGCTCCTTGAACGATATTGTATCTTGAACGTCTGGCCCTTTCAGAGGTATCTATACTGAAGCTGTACGGGCGACCTCCACCTGCGTGGATAGTGCTTGCAACTCTCAAAACTTCAGCCGAAAGCGATTCCACCGTTCTTCTGGTGTTATATGTTACCACAGCATCTTTTATGTATTGATTGATACTAAGCCCGTCTTCTTTTGCCCTTTTTGCAGTTTCCATATGGACGCGTTTGCCTAGTCTTAACGTCAATTTCCCACTCATTTCAGGTTGTTCTTTTACAACGCTAGGCAGCGGAATATCCATGCCGCGCTTTTCAGCAATTTCAAGCCAATAGGCTTCATTTTCAGCCAATTCTTTCACAGCTGCTTCAACGCTGTCTCCTTGTCCTACGCATCCTTTCAGATCTGTGCTTTCTGCCACCCAAACCTGTTCTCCGTCAAAGTCAACCAGTTTTGTAATGAAACCATACTTCATGTCAGTCATCCTCCTTATCGATAGACGAAAACAGGGCTTTGGCCTGTCTTATATAAGCCACTCCTACATGTTTGCCATGGCAAGGAATGGGTATGACTGTCCCTGTCTCCTCGTGAACTATAGCCCTTTGATGGTTGCCCCTGTTTTCTGTGTCGCATCCATAATATCTTGCAATTTTAGCCAGTTCATCAAAAGACATGTCGTTCGGAGTAGGCTTGCTATTCAGTTTGTCTATCAGTTTTTGAATTTGGCTCATTATCCCGCCTTTAAGATGCTGGTATTGTATATGGTATCACTGTTTTGCGCCTATGTAAACCCACTGCATATTGTGGCAGTCTTACTTTTGTGCCACTAAAAAACCACCTCTATATTTTCATAAGTGGTGGCTCTATGCTTGTTTTATGATGTGCGCGATAAATTCTTCTGATACTGCTGCATCATATTTCTTGATATGGTATATGTCCTGGGATGACCAACGATATTCGGCATCCTCGAACCCTGCGTTAGTCATCATAACCGATTCGCCGGTTATGCAGTCATCTATATATCCGGCTACGCTGGTTGGTTCAAAGGATTCCATGTATTTCACGATGCTTTTTTTCAAGCTCTCATCATATTCTCTTGTCTTAAAGCCTGCAGGGTTATCTGAAAATCTTGTCAGGCCACCAATCGCATATTTCATACACTTCCTCCTTTCTCTGAATAATTAAACGGTATCATTTTGCCGTCTCGCTTGCCTATTTCGCTTCCTGAGTATACCGTGTACTTGCCTGTGATATTTTTTGTAATTATACCAAGTTTATCCGGTGCTGTCACGTTTACTTTTAGCTTGTTCGATATGAATCTTGCCACACCGTCATCTGCTTTCCCGGTATAGCATGAAATAAGTCTTATATCTGTCCCTTTCTTATAATCTGATCTCTGCGCTATAATCGCGCAGAGTGTATCGGGATCTATCTTCTGCCCCTTGTACAAAAGATAATAAGGGTCTCCGTGTATGACAACTGTATATTTCCCGGCTTCTTCCGGAAGGTCCTTGGCAAGCTTGTATAACAAGTCATCGGGTTCCACAAATATAGGCTTATCCTGTGCTATACCATCTTCTATTATTCTCTTCCGAGTTGCTGCTTCCGGAACATATTTTTTCATTTTGTCAGGCAGTTGTCCTGCTGTTGCGCTTAGGGTTCCATTTCTTCTTGCATATGCTGCTCTCTTCTGGGCATTTATGTAATCCCTATTGGCCGCGTATTGCTTCCGCCTTACGATGTTGAGGGCGGTATGGTCATGCCCCTTCGCATTGTGTCCGGACATACGGATCAGAGACTCTGCATCGTATTCGCCATCGGTCATATCAAGAAGCTGCAGGTTGATCTTATCGGGATCGTAACCCTCTATCTCGAGGTCGCCCTTAAGGTCTATGACATACTCGCAGTCGCAATTGGCATGTATGTGTTCAGCGTGCCCGCCCTTAAGGGTCAGTTCTCCGGCCTTCTGCCATCCGAGTCCGGCCAGCGCCATGCAATACGGGCAAGTATCACCATGCGACACCCAGGCAAACCACGCATTATCGCGCTTTGCGTTCTGGAGCGTGGTATCGGCTCCCGCCTGCTTTACTAGTCTTCCGACAACATCAGGAATCAGAGACGGCGATCTTTTCGCAGCACCCTTGACAGCCTTGGCAACTTCTCCGTAGGTCGCAGTCTCGGCGGGCATGGCATCAGGGACATCAGCCTTCTGCGCTCTGGCCAGCTTATCATACATCTCGCAGGACAGAGCGGTTGCCGCTTCGCCATATTTTGTGACAAGAGCGAATGCATAATCCGACAACTTATCCATGTCGTCTGTACCGTGAATCTCAATATAGCGCTCCATACGCTTTTCTGCGGCCTTATTCGCTGATGTGTGTATGTTTATATACTTGATCCAGTAATCAGCTGTTAGTTTCATTTACCGGCTCCCCTGCCTCTTCATCCGCGATCTCGTCCAGAAGCGACAAGCCTCTTGATATCTGCTCCTGCGCCTTAATGCGGCGAATATCCGCCTGGTCGAAGCCGATCATTTCGAGGAAAACATCTGTTGACGCAAAGGCTTCTCTCGCTGACGCAATCTTGATAGCCGCGTCGGCAGTGACAGCTATTGATGGCATCGCAGGATTTTTGAAGTGTGCTACGATGGACTTCTGCTCATCCGTCAGCTCGTCGATGGTCGTATTCTCGGATATGGCAAGCGCCATCAATGCGATCGTCCTGAGAGCGTTTCCGTTGCTCTGATTCAGTTCTTCGGCCATCTTTACGAGAGTCTGAGTCTGCGCAAGGATTGCGTCGGAGCTTGTCGGATTCGCATCATTGATTACGCCTGTGTCGGTCACAGTCAGACCTGTCGCGGCTGAAAACTGTGTAGATAGGATCCTGAGCATCTCGACATGCGGAGATATGGTGCCCTGCTGCAACTGTCCGAAGGTCGGCTTTTCACCGGTCTCAGGATTCGATGTGGCCGCAAGTATATTGCCGACATACTGCTTGAATTTGTCGTCGATGATCGTGTCATACTGATCATCCGTCACGCCCAGCAGATACTTCTGGGGCGCAGTCGAGAATTCAAGTCCGATGGTCGCATTCGCTACCGTGCGGATGTATCCCTGTATAAGACTCCGTACAGGGCCTTTCAGCCTTGATCTGCCAAATGGCTTCAGCGCTGTCGCGTTCCATACCATCGGCTCCATGAGCGGCCTGCCCATCCTGTGTGGGTTCTCTTCCGCCGTCCATATGTTCCCGGATTTCGTAAGCACCCATGTTGCCGTGTCCGTATAGAGATTAATTCTCGACGGCTGCCATGCCGGAATCTGTGACTCGTCCTTTACGGAGTCGATTATCGCCATGCCGCAGCTTATCCTCTGCTTTGCACCATCCCATAGCGCCGATGCAGATTTTTCTGAATGGAATCTTATTCGGCACTTGTTCGGAAGTTCCGAATCTCTGCTCAGTGTTGCGAAGCACGCTCCGAGCTTCAGCTCCTCGCGGCAACCTTTTGGATATTCTGCTATGAGGTTGTTGTCCGCAACTATGCCCGAGATCTTGTCTATCTCGGCGCCGTTCGTTCCTACGAAGCCGTCGAACATGGATCTGGCCGCAAGGACATCAACTGCCTTTGCGCCCCACTCACAGCCGATCACAAGGCCCGCTACCATACGCGGAAGCGCTATCCCGAGATTTACTTCACCGACAGTCACTCTGCCTTCGTAATACCTCTCCTTCGTCAGATTTCGCGCCTCGTGGTAGTTATATGCGTTTATCAGTTCTGCGAGCTGTCTTTTCTCCTTTTCTCCCAGATTCCTGACAGTCTTCGTGTTTATCGTTATCATTATCCGATCCTCATCTTCCTGCTTGGGTCTCTCTTACTTGTTTTCGCTCCCCACAAAGCAAGAGCCGCGGCCTCGATCGGGAGTGAATTCTCGCCACCGAAGCCCCAGCCTCCGCCTATCGGTCTTTTTGTCGATGTCAGGGCACTGTCGCACAGATCTTCGTGTTCGAAGTACCAAGTTACCTGTTTTTCGTTCAGCATGTCCGTTAGCACGCTCACGGACGCTATGACATCCTTTGTCCTGGCTCTTATAACACAGTCTTTCGCTCTCCATTTACCTGAGATCTTGTCAACCAGCACATCGACTCCGTTTCTGCCGTCAATCACGACACATGCAGCCTGTCCGTATCTGGCATTGAGCCAGTCCGCAAGCCACTGTATGCCTTTCGCTGTCGGTTGCCGATTGATATAGGATATCCTTGACGGCGTCTCGTCAAAGCTGAGCACTGCACCGCACAAACACACTTCAGATCCGTCCGCTGAGAACTTGATGCCATACGCACGCTTTCCCTCCGGGATATGATCATGTGACATACAGGCTTCCCATATGTCTTTGCTGATCGCGAATTCTCTTTCGATGCCTATATCCGGCATCCACCAACCCAGGCGCTCTCTCGCGAATCCGTCACGGGTCATCGTTCTGAGTTCCTCCTCAGTGAACTCCTCCGTAAGACGGATTCCAAGCGCAGGATTCGTCATATACCACAGGCTCTTGTCATCTATGGCGATCTCGTCTATGCCCTTTGCCTCAACGCTCCATTCATGCCATGCGTCATGTTCGCTTGGATTTTCCAAGCATATCTTCCTTCTCCTGCGGAATACCGTGCCCGGACACTGCGGATACGGTGGCGTCCCAGTGTATATAATCTGCCTCGTCCCTGTCTCAGAAGCGGACAGAGTGGCCATGATAGCCTCGATCTGGTCATCAGTCAGTTCCTGAGCCTCGTCGAACACTATCAGGGATACCCCGTCAATTCCTCTGGCGGCCTGCCTTGACCTGGCGGAGTATTCGATCACTCCGCCGTTGGTGAGCTCTATGGCTTCCTCGCCGTTGGTATAACGGATTTTCTTCACCAGCGCTTCTATCTCCGGATGACGCTTGTCTGTGAATAATCGTACAAGACGCCTGAAGGATCTCTTCGCCGTTCGCACCTGATGAGCAGTGTGCAGGATCTTCTCACCCTTTATCACCATGCCATAGAATTCGCGGATCTCCAGACAGCCGTTCTTCCCATTCTGCCTCGGCTCTGAAAGCCCTGCCGAAGTTGTCGTATAGCAACCGTCTTCATCGGTACCAAGCCAGCATTCTGCGATCATCTCCTGCCAAGGATCCGGCTTGAAGCCATATGCGGTAATCAAAAGAACCGCGTCCTGGCCGTCTGTACCGGCTCTCGGCGGTTCTATCGCTACTCTCGGTTCCTGTGATCCGATCATGCTTTGTTCCTCTGCTTTTCACTCAGAAGCTGAAGTACATTCTCGGGTTCTTTCTTCTTCGCCCTCTTCATGATCGGCTCTCTGCTGTCTTTTGGCAGAGCCTCCATTATCTCGCTCATTCCTGTCGTATATTCACGAAATAGCTTCTCATATGCCTTCAAAAGAGGGCTCTCCTGGACGCCTTTTTGGCCGCCGCCGTTGTCATATTCGCGTAGTATCTCACCCTCAGGAATGGAGTCTCTCACCTCATCAAGCTTCATCTCCAACCATGCGATATTTCTGATAGTGCCTTTCAAAAGCTTCCTTATATGCGCCGGAGTTTTTGCCGACCTGAGAGCGCTCGTCAATTCCCTGATACGCTCCTCTACGGGGTCTATGATCTTCTCATTTTCCATAATCCAAAACTCTCCCTTATGACCACCCCCTTGTGCGTGCGCGCGCGTGGGGGTATATCGGCGCTGGACTGTTGCGGCGCGCCTGTGGGCGGTAGAGGGACCCTCCCCCTACCTTTCCTTCGCAGAAAACCATATCTGCGTGTTCCTATCAGCTGCGCTTCACCATTCGCCATCGAGCACAACGTCCTTTATGATCTTTTTTTCTACAGCGCCTACCCGATAGTCGGTTTTATTGCCTTTCGCTGCATTACAGCAGTAGTGTGCCGCCTGCAAGTTGTTCCAGTCTTGAGCTGCTGCTTGTGGAGAATCATATCCAAACTCTTTCCATCTGCTGACAGGAATGATCTCATCTACTACGAAGCTAAGCGGATGCTGTGCATCGCTCGGCTCATCGTAATGGATGGGACCAAGCCTGCCCTTGCATATCCCGCACTCATTTCCCTGGGCTTTGAGACGGGCCCGGTACTTTCTGCGTAGGGCCCCGTTTTTATACCGGGGATTATTCTTGCGAGGGGGGTTATTTATACCGGGGGCCATAATTCCTCCAATGCAAACAGCCCCCGTTTTGAGGGCTGCCTACAGTTATCACAGAGCCTTTGTCGAAGGGATAGGCTTGAGCATTTGACCTATCCTCAAGATATACTATATAGCCTTTTCTTCGTGAATTGCGTGATTGCTTTGTTCCTCCCAGAACCGCTCTATCTTCTTCGAGATAGTCGACCTGTCGTAATGCAGTGCCGCGCCTATCTCACCCTGCGTATCCCCGTTGATGTAGTACCGCCTGAGGATAGTCCGCATCTCACTGTCTTCTATGCCTGTTAAAAAATTCTCCGCCTGTATCACAAGCCTACTCAGCATCTTGATCTTGTGCCTGAGTTTCTTCTTGAGCTTGTTCCATTCCAGATGGTCATAGTCATATTCCGTGCGGCTCTTAGGGATTCCTTTTCCGGTCCTGTAGTCTTTGTAGTACACGTTTACATATTCCATGCGAGGATTCTTTAGTGACTGCTCTATCGCCTTGATCTCGTCAGGGATCCTCTTGAGTTGCTCCATCTCTTTTCTCGTCATTGCCTCCTGCTCCTCTTGATTGTATCCGGCTTCTCCTTCCGCATTCGAATAAGCAGGCTGAAGCCATTGCCCTGACCTGTATCATCCGGTGCATTTATATCTCTGCCGTCGTACTCGACTATGCAGTCCGTGAATATATAGCGCGTCTTGTTCCCCTTGTTGATCAGCTTCTCAAAGCAGTGACTGTCATCAGGAGATCTGCGCATCTCTTCTACCTGCGACCTGGTCAGCATCTTGTCTGACACAATCGGTTCGGGTTTCTTTAAGTTCTGCGAGCTTCCCCAGCTGCGTTCGGACCTGCTCTGCCTCGCCATGTATGCAGCCTTGCCCGCGGCTCCATACTCGTTCATCTGCAGTCTGTCCGTGTTCACATATCCCTTGCCCCACTTGTCCTCGATCACATCTCTGGCCACTCCGGATATGAACATGTGCACATGGGCTCTTGCTCTTTCCGCCGAACCATCCCCTTTGTTGTTCGATATGACATAGACGTACTTCACCTTCTTCGGCTCAGCACTGGCCCGCTTCAGCCTCTTGACATAATTCTTGATGTCCTTCAGGATCCTGTCCCTGCTATCGGGCAGATGCTCATCGTCATAAGTGAGTTCGACTGTGAAGTCCCCTGCTTTGAAGTTCGAGTTGATCAGACGGATGAAGTACCTGATCCTGTTTTTATCATTCAGTTTTTTCTGTGCCGGGCTGCTCTCTTTCTGTTTGCGTGCTCTGGTTATCACTTTCTTCTTCGGTGATACATTGAACACTTCCATTTCAAGATAGTCTCCGGTGTAGTACTTCTTTACTCTGATCATTTTTGGCTCACTTGATAATATCCATTTGAACTCTTATGCCCGGCTCGCGGCCAGGCGTAAGTATGCATACTTTTTTACTTATATATGTAGATTTGTGCACGGAGGGCGACGCGGATCATAAACCTATAAACTTATATGCATCGCCCTCGCGATGTGCCTATCTCCACGGACAGTCCGTATTTGTCTGCAGTTCTTTCCTTAGATTCCACTTTTCTAATGCGTCAAGACCGGGACGGAATGATCTGTCAACTGTTCTAAACACATCATCAGCTTCGATCTTAATAGTCACGCCACAGGTGCATCTTACCTCGAGCGCTGCTATCCCGTTCGAATCTTGTTCCCAACTACACTCGCTTATTCGCCGCCCGCAAAACGGACATGGCTTCATTTTATGTATCAGCATTCATTGCTCCTTTCCACATATGATTTCAGCCATACGCTCCATTCCATCAGCCCTGCCCTCGGAGTACTGTGTACGGCAATCATTCTCGAGTATTTGAATCACATCGTATGAATCAACAAGAAGCGCCATAATGCCATCAGCATTTATCTTTACAGTCTTATCTATAGCGACCTGCCGAAGTGTTTCCTTTGTCTTTGCAACAATCCCCATGTACATCACTCGCTCCTTTCCGTCTGCTTTGTGAACACCGCATCATCGACAGCGGATTTAATAATTGTCATCTTCTGAATAGCCTCGTCTGAGTCATATTTATTCAGATACTCGCAAAACTGTTTGAAGCACAGATTATATCCATCTGCGAAGCCTAACATTCCATCAAGTGTTCGTTCTTTCATTTGCTACTCCTTTCCGTCTGTGGCTCGTCCTCAACCAAAGCCATTGCCACGCCCACGCAAGTTGTGTTCTCTGTCGGCATATCAGCGATAGGCTTCGTTTCCCATTTCTTATACTCCGTCTGTGGCTCGGTCTTGCACTTCTTCTTTATCAGTTCAGTGATGTATTCATCTTCCGTCTGTAACTCGGTCTGCTCGGCTATTCTCCTCAGCTGCCTGTCGAGCTTGAATGCGATTTCATTGTCCAGATTCTCATAGTAGATATCGTAGATGATCATCATCTGGAGGATCATGATCACTACATCAGCGATTTCGCTCTTCAAAGCTCTCTTGTTTCCCTGACCATTCAAGACCTTCGCAAGCTCCGTCTGCAGCTCCGCCAGTTCCTCAAGAGCCTTTACTGTCTGAGCCTCCGGGCTATAGTGTCTCAATATTTCATTTATCTTCTTCTCGTCCATCTGTGATCCCTTCTCCTATCTGTCTTTCGGAGCCAGAATGGCGGATCCACAGTCCCTGTGGCCATAATTAGCGAAATAGCTCTCGCCATCCGGCAACGGAACGTATTGATCTGGCTCCGGTATCGGTAAATATCCAGATATGTCATATGCTATGCCCTGGCACTTTCCACAGGTAGTCGCAAATGGTACCGGTTTATGCTGATCAGTGTCCCTATAAGCTGGATCTTCGAGGCCCTTCTCGAGGAACATGTACCACTCATATCCACAGTCCCTGCATCTGTACTTCATGGCTCCGTGTACGAGGACGCCTTCGCCTTCCCTTTTCTTGCGGGCTTCTTCGCGCATCTGCCGCTGCTTATATTTTTCTGCTTCTCTCGTCAGTTTTCTTCCGAAATTCATGGTCTCCCCTCCCAGTGCCATGATCATGGTTTCACCTTCTCTTCCATGAAATCCGCTATGATGGATTCATACTTAGCATTGCAGTCCGGGCACAGCCATCCGGTCTCTTGGCGGTATTTCCATGTTTCAGGCATTTCCACGAAGCGGTCAGTGTGTGTAAATCCACCATCTTGCTCTGTTCTTTCCAAGAGCTTGCGGCGACATTCCCTATAGCATCTGTCACATGTGACGATCTTCCCTATCCATTCCATAGCTTTCACCTCTCACAATTATCATCTGGCAGAGGGAGCAGGATTCGAACCTGCGCATGTCGGGACCAAAACCCGACGCCTTAACCGCTTGGCCATCCCCCTATATCGCAAGCTGCGAGCAGAGCGATCATACTTTCTACCCATGAAATCTCCGTTAACTTTTGCACTCTGCTCGCTGCGATTGCCTATGGTCTCCAGCCCTCTACGATCATGCGCAGTGCGGCCTGCATCTTTTCGGCGGTCGCCTCGTCATGCAGGTACTCCTCTGTAATGATGTCGCTTATCTTGAAGTAGATGTCCTGAAGCTGGTCTATGTAGACCTTGAATTCCATTAGGGATGTGTTGCTCAGCTTGGTCTTTTCTGCTTCGAGCGCTGAAACACGGTCCTTGAGGGCCTGAATGGTGTCAGACTGCTCTTTCAGTGCTTTTTCGGCCTCTTTCTGAGCATCGGCACGGGCCTGTTCTTTCAGATCTGAGCTGGCAGCTTCGACCTTTTTCCGGATCTCTTCGTCTTTGGACGCTTCGAGTTCCTTCTGTTTTGCCTTTGCCTTCTTCAGATTTTCCTTGGCCTTGTCGAGCTCTGCCTGAACGCCAGCCTTATCATCCTCGATCTGATTCATCTCTTTACGGAGAGCTTCAGTCCGTCTCTCGTAGTCTTCCCGCATCTGATCGAATTCTTCCTCGGTGACAGTCTCCGAGAGCTTCCGCTGCATCGATGCGAGTTCCTTGCGGATATCGTCATTGTTGTGGTCGATCATTTCTGCCTTGCGTTCCGCAGCTTCCTTCTCTTCCCTGACTCTGGCCAGCTCCGCCTTGAGCTCGCGGACAGTCATATCAGAGACATCATTCGTCTCGATGACCTGCGCAGCGACCTCTTCCGGAGCTGCCAAAAGCGCCCAAGCCCTTGAAATTCCAATATCCGTAAACGTTTCCGTTTTTGAAAACAGACTGCCCTCTTCATCGACTCGCTGCGCCAGTTTCATCATTTTTTCAGCCTTGCTCTTGCTGAATTCCAGATTATCCGCGCACCACTGCTCGAATTCCCCATGTGGGATCCTGCTCTTTACCTCCACGAGCCTGCGGCCGGCGTCTGCCAGCATCGTGATGCTCATTTGTGCCAGGCTCTCCGCTTGACGGTATCTGACATTGATCTCTGCGGTCAGCTGCTCGGTGCTCTTGTTTTCGATGCTGACTTCTGTTTCATAAGCGACATCTATCGCGTTTACATTGCTGGACATAATATCTGTGTACCTCCTCCTATAGCTGCTGCCTTCACAGCTTTCTTTTCCTTGCTTATTTCCGCCTTCAGCTTTTTCGTGAAGGCCTCTGTGAATATCTTGACGTCATCTGTCATGCTGCAGTTATGTAAGCCTCTGCACTGTACAAACTCCCCGTTCGGACGTGTCTCCAGCGTGTAGTACGGCTCCTCAGGGCTGCTGGATCTTCTGACAAAGAATATGAAGCAGGCGCCTCTCGCTATCTTATCGCCGTAAGTCTTCACACAATGGCAGAGCTTCGCGCTTTCCTTGTTCAGGTCTTCCTGGCTTAATGCAGGTATGATCATCAGATCCTTGGTCTTGAAGTCGGATGCACGGCTGTTTTCTGCTATCGCCTTCTCTATAGCTGCGGTCCTTTCGATCTTTACCTGTACGATGGCCTCGTCGTGAGCCAGCTTGAGATCCTTCGGCCTCAGGACGCTGTATTTGTGAATGTCCCTTCCGAGCTTCTCGCAGGCCTCTATGTAGTCCTTGTAGTCTCTGAGCAGGTGCGGATTGTACCGGCCTGCTGCCATATAGTGCTCCTGAACCTTTGCCCAGCGCAGCCATTTATCAAAAGGCATGAACTTCTCGACTTCCTTTTTGTAGGTGTTCCGATATCTGTGGGCCTTATAGTCGTACTCTCTCCAGCCGAGCATGTCTCTCAGGACCGGAAAGCATACTGTTTCCTTTTCCTTTTCTGTCAGCTGCTGGAATGCTTCGAGTTCCTTCATTGTCGGATCGTATTCTCTCAGCATCCTGACATGACGCCTCGGGAGCTTGAGGATCTTCTCGAGGCTCTTTCCTCGCCAGTTAATCCCTCTGCATCCGGCTCCTTCTATCTTCGCCTTCGCTATGTTCTCAAAGCCCGCTTTGCCCAAAAGCTCAACGCTGTGATGTTTCATACATGTCGACAGGAACGGTATGATGTTCATACCGTCGAAGTTACCCAGCACCGGCATATTCAGGAGGTGCCGGCAGTCGCTTGCTTTGAGCATGTCCGCCAGCCCATTAGCATAAACATGATCCTCATACTTCGAGTAGTAACCCCAGCAGCCGCCCATAGCATGAGGCGCGGCCGGGACGCACATAGGCCTTACGCGTTCGTAATGACCGTCGCCGTACCAGTCGTTTCGCAGCTTCCATCGTGCCTGTTCTTCCCTGCCGATAATGTAGATGTTCGTCAGGCTCCTCCGGAGCTGCGGTCTGCCGAACGGCCTGAAGTCGGCTATGACTTCGTTTAAGAAGGCGTAGATCCTACCCTCATGCTCAGCGAAGGACAGCACTCTGAAATACTCTGTGTAGCGCTGCCTTCCTCTTCCAGCAGAGAGGAGCTCGACTTGCGCTCCACATTCCGGGCACCAGCCTGTCATTCCGTGCAGGCCTGCATATTCTCCCTGACAGATGTCCCACTCTTCGCCGCAGCGCGTGCAGACTGCTTTATTCTTTTTGCCATCGTAGATGACGTATCCGCGCTTGATGTATTCCAGATAGCAGGTCTCTACGAGCGCCGGATCTGATGGCGGGACGTCCTTCAGGAGTCTTTCCATATCCTCTTTTTTCATCACTTCCATGACGGACCTCCTTAGAAGAGGTCAAGCACGTTGACTCTGTCGGCATGCTCCTTCTTTGGAGCCTTAGTGCCGAGCTGGTCAAGTTCGTAGTACTTGTCGATCATGTCGTAGACTTCCTGAGGAGGGATATATGCGCAGTTTCCTTTTCTGCGCTTCTTAGCCTCAGCCCAGATTTTGTCATAAATGCCCCTGACGGACTTTGACCCGTCCAGGAGCTTCATCGCCACAGTGTTGCTCGTGCACTTATCGGTGAGATGCTCCTCGATGGCGATGGCCACGGGATCATTGATCGCCATGGCCTCTTTTGTAATCTTCTCTATTGCTCTGTCTATCATTTCTATGCTCCTTTTGCTCTGTTTCTCCGACGGGCCTCTTTTATCGCCCGCTCTCTGGCTTCCCTGTGCCACTTTGCCCGGACCGCCTTGCTCACCTGTCTGTTTTCTTCGTCGAATCTGACCTGTGCCCTTCTGCGTGCCTGCTTACGTTTCTCCTCAGGAGTGATGAAGCCGCAGTTCCATGATCCTGTCGGACCGATATGATGTTCACACTCATAGCAGCATACGTCGCATACTCGGCCGCCCACCTTCTTGCAGATCGGGCCCCAGTGCCTATGAGTCTCATTCGTTATGCCACATATGCTGCATATATACAGTTCTATGACCTTCCCCATCTTTCCGCCTCCGGCAGGATCCATCCCTCCAGCTCCGCGCAGATGACCTGCAGGTCATTCCACTGCGCCCTGTAGTACCCGTGCTTGTCGAGTATCATGACGCCGCCGTTCCTGTCGATGAGATACGACGTGCCGCTCAGACTGCTCTCATAGGTCAGGATGTCATCGCTACTGTCAGCCCTGTTCAGGATCGCTTCGGTATTGAACCTGAGCAATGGCAGCTCCGCTTTCCCTTTATCCCTCATGCCGCGCCTCCTATCCAAAGATCACGCATGTCATGATCATGGTGATGTATACACCTGCAGCCGTGAGGAACATTGCAATGATGCCCTTCACACCGAGGACTGCTCTAAGATTGTCAGCAAATACTCTTATCTCTTTCATTTTTAGGCTCCTTTCTGTTCCCCTGTCGGGTCCTCTGTAAGTCGCTCATAAAAAGATGATTTTTATATAGTTATGAAAAGGGATTTGAAAAGTGAGCGACCTGCGGAAGATCCGCTTATAAACCTGTAGCTCTGAAGAGCGGCGCCAGTCTGAGCAGCTCCGCTCTGTCAGTTATGATGTCGGCAGGGGCTGTCATCTTGTCATGTTTACCCAGCACGCTGTAGATAGCGACTTTGAACACATCGGTCATGACCTCTTCGAGGCCCTTCCCGGTGATGTTGAGTGTCACAGCTTCACCTCTTACATCGCAGATACGGATGTACTCGGCATCAGTCGCTATCTCTCTTGCATATTTGATGCTTTCGAAGCCTTTCTTCGCTTTGAGCGCGGTACCAAGGACTTTCTCGATGTACGTTCTGCGCAGTTCATACTCTTGTGTTTTGCTCATTTTTTCCTCCTTTGGCTCTATGGTTTCGACGTGTAGTCGTTACTACCTTCTGTCCAGAAGCGACGCAGGTACCACCTTGCGCTGCCCGGTATACTTA